AGTCTGTGGCAGGCCTGGAGGTAGTGCGTTCAATTGCTGAACTGTATCGTATCCAGGGTGCTCCTACTCAGGTGCTTTCTGCTTCTATCCGCAGTGTGCAGCGTGCTGTTCGTTCCTACTACAACGGTGCTAGTGTAGTCACCATGCCACCCAAGATTTTTGATCAGATGTATGATCACATTCTGACTGATAAAGGTCTTGAAATTTTTGATAAAGACTGGAGTGAGGTACAAAAATGAATTACATTGTATATTCAAAAGATGGTTGCCCATATTGTACAAAGATTGTTCAGGTTCTTCAAATGCTTGAACAACAATTTGTAGAGTATAAATTGGGTAGGGACTTTACCAGAGAAGAATTCTATGGAGAGTTTGGCCCAGGAACAACATTTCCTCAAATCTTAGCGGATCAAAAGAAACTTGGAGGATGTAGTGAAACAATCAAATACTTCAGGGAACAAAAACTTCTCTGATATTAAGATAAATAAAGGCGTAGAATTAATATTAGGGGGAGGTAGACCAAAACCTCAAAGGGGCAATTTCTTTGTAAAGTTTGCCAAGATGGTCTCCCTCTTCAGAAGAGAGATACATTTTGACTTTGAGGCATCTATATCAATAAAGAAAAAAACTCTCGGAAACTAATTATGACTGCTGCAACCATAACCCTTTTTTCTCTCGTTACAATTCAATTTCTACTTATTGGTGGAGTGATTGGTTTTATTGTGAGAGAACTTTTCCAAAGTCCAGCAGTGCCCTACATGCATCCTGAAATGTTGGATGAATATGGTAATGTTTTACCAGATGAAATTTTAGCTGTAAGATTTGAAAATGACTACGAAACAGAAGACCACAACGAGGAAGACGACAACTAAAAAAACGTCTACTCCCCCAAAAGCAGCACCCAAGACTACACTTGAGTTGCCAGCAAATCCTTTTACCTTTGAAGTTCTTGCTCTTGTTAATAAGCAAAGATCAAAAGCAAAGAAGGTAGAAGTTCTCAGGAAATATGAGCACGACTCTCTCAAAGCAATATTCATTTGGAACTTTGATGAGAGTGTGATTTCTCTTCTTCCTGCTGGAGAAGTTCCATACTCTAGTATGAAAGATGAACAGATTACCACTGGATCTTTGAGTACAAAGATTAATCAGATGGTTGGTACAATGGATTATTTTGACACAACTTCTCTTGGTACCGCTGCAGATTTGAAGAAAGGAAAGACTACTATCCGAAAAGAGTGGACTAAATTCTACAATTTCTGTAAGGGTGGTAATGATTCATTGAAGTCTCTGCGTAGAGAAACAATGTTCATTCAGATTCTTGAAGGACTACATCCACTTGATGCTGAAATTCTTTGTCTTGTAAAAGATAAAGAACTAGAGACCAAATACAAGATTACTAAAGAAATTGTATCTGAAGCATACCCTGATATTCATTGGGGAGGAAGAAGTTGAGTGTTCCTAAAGTGAAAATCCTTAAAGAAAAATGTGATCCAGTAGCAGCAGAAGATAAGAGTCTGCCTTATACTTGCTTCTTAGTAAAATATTCTAATGATGATAATGAAACTTGTTATGACTTAGTAGTCGCTGCAAAACAAGTAGATATTTTTGATCATTATTGGGACAAATATAGAGAAGGATTTATGCTCATGAAGCAATCCTCTGGAACTGTTAATCCAAAACTCTGGGATCCTAATCCAAAACCCGCAAAGAAAAAATGAGTGATAACAATTTAAATGTTAATATTGATCTAGATAATATCGGACAGGTAAAAAAACAATACAAGAAAATTAAAAAGTATATGAGATCTGGACTGTATCAGGTCAAAGTAATGGATGGCAACGAAAAGATTATTAGTGATTTGTTAAAGGATAATTAAACTGTATCATAAATTACATTTGCCATTACCTATATAATGTGGTATAATTACCATACGTTCATCCAATGATCAGCACTCTGCTGGCATTGACCCTTGCCCACCATAATGATGCGTCACCTTATGGGTGGCACATAAGTTGTGAAAGGTTCCTTCAGAGACGAATTGAAATCCTTTTGGATAACAATTTGGATCAAAGATCTAAGTATAACCTTATAGGTTACCTTAGTACAAAGGTTGTAGGTCAATGTAATGGAGAGTTGGTCTAGGACGCAAGTAAGTCGCGGAACGGAGCGTTCATCCCATGGTAGAACTATTACTCTACACGGCACTCACATGTAAAGAGGCAGATGAGCTCATGCTCAGAATCTCTAAGCATCAGGACTTACCGGCAGCGGTAGTCATAGAACTTGTAGAAACTGTTAAGGATTCTGCTCCTGAGTGTTACTGGGACGCAAACGACTAAAGGAACGGGTCTTAAAACATCCAACTACTTTAGGAGTAAACTTATGAACACCCTGCAAATGGTTAAGAAGCAGATCGAAAAAGCATCTGCACTGCACGACTCACAAATTCTCCACACTGCTTATCGTGGTGTTGAGTATGACGTAAACTGTGCAACTCACGAAGATCGCCACGGTACATTCTGCTATCGCGGTCGTATCTACAAGAAGTGATTCATTAGAGAGGGTTAAGAACCCTCTCTTTTTTTGTATTTTCATTACGAATTAACAAATGTTAGTTAATTAACACAAACTTACCTACATAGTATAGAATTAGAAGGTAAACGCCTATGCACTGATTCGTTTCTACATTATTGTCCAATAACATGGAGTGAATATGCACAACATTCTATCGCGTAATCAATTAGCAGAATGGAATCTTGAAGACACACCAGACGCAGAAGCAGATTTAATGAATGATTACTTTGACTGCCTAATTGAATGCGACGACACACAACAATCCTGCAAACGAATATGTAAGAAACTATTAGTTTAAAGAAAGAGGGGCATTGCGACCCCTCTTTTTTTATGATATAATGTAGGGCAAGCGATATCACCATATGGAAAAAGACAAACTAAAGTTAATCGTCCGAAACCTAGAATTGCTTGTAGATGCTCTGAAGTCAGAAGTTTACTCAGATGTACAAGCATATCAATATGAAGAAATTGCATCACATTTAACAGATTACGACGAAGTATTTGATGAAGGAGACGATGACGGATACCCCGATTAAACTTGTTAGCGTCAGTCCAGACGCAGAAAAGCACATGGCATATTGTGCTCGTGTAAGTAACCCAAACAATCAAGATAACGAAAAGTTTGCTGGTCTGCTGAAGTATTGTATCAAGCACCAGCACTGGAGCATCTTTGAGCAAGCATATCTAACTCTAGAGATCAATACTTCTAGAGCAATCGCGGCTCAAATTTTGCGTCATCGTTCGTTCACATATCAAGAGTTTTCGCAACGCTATGCTGACTCTAGTGCTTTGATGGAAGGTAAGATTCCTCTACCAGATCTGCGACGGCAGGACACTAGCAATCGTCAGAAGTCTATTGATGATCTTGATCCTTTCATTCGACAGAAGTATGAGATTTGGATGGATCATCACTTCAAACAAACTCTAGAGGTTTACCAGGACATGTTGAATCATGGTGTGGCAAAGGAATGTGCAAGGATGATTTTGCCACTCGCTTGTCCCACCAGAATCTACATGACGGGTTCAGTTCGTTCATGGATTCATTATATTGACCTTCGCACTGGACACGGGACGCAGAAGGAACACATGGAAATCGCTGAGGGTTGTAAGAAAATCTTCATTGAACAATTCCCCGTTGTTGCTGAAGCACTTGAATGGTAATAAATATTAACATCTAAAGGAGGTCTAACATTGCCAACATATCCTGTTATTAATAAAGAAACTGGAGAGAAGAAAGAACTCTCTATGACAATGAAAGCATATGATGAATGGAGGAAAGAGAATCCTGGTTGGGACAAAGACTGGCAGGCCGGTTGCGCTGGTGTAGGAGAAGTCGGGGAAATGCACCTGAAGGGTGAAGCGAATTCAGGTGGATGGAACGAAATCCTAGACAGAGCATCCAGACAACCTGGAGCAAACGTCCGTAAAAACCGCGATTACAGTTTCTAAATGCCTAGAAGAAAGAAGACTGATCAACCCATTGGAGTTGGTTTAACTGCTAAGCAGATGAAGAGAAAGAAACCCATCAACTCAGACTTGATGCGGGACATTGATCCACTCACAGAGAATCAAAAACTTCTCTTTGATGCATATGATGATGGCAAAAATGTCGTTGCATATGGTGCTGCAGGGACAGGTAAGACATTCATTACACTCTGGAATGCTCTACAAGATGTTCTTGATGAGAGTTCTCCTTATGAGAAGATCTATATTGTTAGATCTCTTGTAGCAACTAGAGAGATTGGTTTCCTTCCTGGCGACCATGATGACAAAGCTGCACTGTATCAGATTCCATATAAGAACATGGTTCAATACATGTTCGAGATGCCTTCTGATTCAGACTTTGATATTCTCTATGATAAATTGAAAGAACAGGAAACTATTTCTT